CGGATTGCGCCTCGTGCCAGAGGGCGTGCTGACCGCGCTGCCGCTGCCGGGGGCCTATGCCAACCCGGAGAAACGCGCCAAGCGCTGGATTGCGGTGGTGACGCCGTGACGCCCCTCACCGTGCTGAGCGTCTTCGTCCGAGGGCCTTTCGCCTACACGCCGGAGTACGTCTACAACCTGGCGGCTATGGTGCGCCGGCATCTGCATCGGCCGCATCGGTTCCTGTGCTTCACGGACCGGCCGAAGCTGCTGCCAGGCATCGAGACGATCGACGCGCCGTCGCTCGAGGGCCAGGTGCCGGCCAACGGCGTCGGCTACTGGAACAAGCTGCAGTGCTTCAACCCGAAGCACCGCCTGACAGGTCGCCTGTTGTACCTGGACCTTGATTCGCTCGTCGTCGACGACCTGGCGCCGATCGTGGACTTTCCGGCGGCCTTCGCGGTGACGACCGATGCGCTCGTCGAGGAGCGCGCGCATCTGGATACCGACCGGTACGGCCGGCGGCTCGTGCGCCGGTTCAACAGCTCGGTCATGGTCTGGGACGCCGGCACCGCGGCCGCGGCGCCGCTCTGGACGACGTGGACGCCGGCGGAGACCAGCCGACTGTCGACCGACCAAGATTGGATTGGGGAGCAGGCGACCACGGCGGCGGGGATGCCGCTCGCGTGGTTCCCGCGCATCAGCCAAATCAAGAACGCCCCGGTGCCGGCTGAGGCGAAGGTCATCCTCTGCAAGAAGCCGAAGAACGTCGAGGCGGTGAAGCTCTACCCGTGGATCAATCCGGTCTGGAGGGTCGCGTGAGACCGCTGACCCTCGTCTTGCCCCATTACAGAAATTTGGGGATGTTGGCCGAGCAGCAGGCCGTCTGGGCCGCCTACCCGGCCGATCTCAAGGCGCAGCTGCACGTCATCATCGTCGACGACGGCTCGCCGAAGGAGTCCCGCCCGGGGCACAAGGCGATCCTCGAGACGGGCCTCGCCTCGGACCGCCTGTACCGGATGTTGAAGGACGTCCGCTGGAACTGGCTGGCCTGCCGCAATCTCGGCGTCGACCAGGCCGAGACCGAGTGGGTGCTCCTGACGGACATCGACCACGTGCTGCCGGAGGAGACGCTGCACCGCCTGGTGCACGGGGACCTCTCGGCCGATCGGGTCTATCGCCTGTCGCGCGCGGATGCGCCGCATCCATGGCCGTATCAGCTCCGCGAGTGCAAGGCCTACAAGATCCATCCGAACACGTGGCTGATGACGCGGGCCATGTACGACCGCATCGGCGGCTACGACGAACGGCTGTCGGGCTGCTACGGCACAGATGGCGAGTTCCGCGATCGGGTGCATGAGCAGGCGCGCTCGGTCGTCACGCTGCCGCACGTGCTGATTCGCTACCCGCGCGAGATCATCGCCGACGCATCGACGACGGTCTTCACGCGCAAGAACGATCCGATCAATGACGACGACCTCATCCGCCGGCGCGAGCAGCGCGCGCGGGTGAAAGGCTGGCGGCCGCTGCGCTTGACGTTCCCCTGGGAGCGCGTATGTTGAGGCTTCTCTTCGCGCTAGCGACCACGGTTGGCGGCCGGCGTGCTCAACGTGCGTTCGACGGTCCATCCGAGAAAGTTCAACCTGGACTGCAGCGTTTGCTCGTTGATGCCGAGCTCGATCGCCCAATGATGCAAGCTCATCGTCCGGCCTCCGAAGCTCAACAGCCTGACGTGCGACGAGTTATTCGCCTGGTCGGCGTACGTCGCCCATCGGCAATTCGTTGGGCAGTAGTCGCCGTCGTTGTCATCACGCTCCAGGGACATCCCGGCCGGGCATGGGCCCATGTCCTTCAAGAACAGCGCGAAGGAATTCCATCGATCGCAGACCCGAATCCCGCGGCCTCCATACCGCGGATAGCGCTTGTTCCTGGGATTGTGGCAGCGGGTCCTCATGTCGGTCCAAATGCGGTACTCGCGGCCGCTGCCGCTGGCACGGGGCATTTCGACGCAACCACAACTGAGCGCGCCGCGACCGCTCTTCAGATTACGCGAGGAGACGAATATCGTCCGGCCGCACTGGCAGCGGCATTCCCAGATCGCGTACTCGCCGCTTCGTTCAGCGGTGGGCGCGATCGCGGTCAAGGCACCGTGAATCAGGCCAGTCAAATCTCTGGCGCGGGGAGCGATGGCGAGAACGGCCATGTGGGTCCCAAATTATATGACGGTCAGGCGGTGCCTAGATGAACACGCTGACCGTGGCCACGTTTAAATGGCAGCCGCCGCCTGGTTATCGCTCAATCTTTGGGCCAAAGACCGTCAACGTGCTGCGCCGGATGGTGGCGCGTTTCTATCCGCAACCGCATCGCTTCGTCTGTATCACGGATGATCCGGATGGGCTCGACGCCGGCATCGAAGTCGTACCGATCTGGCCCGACTACGCAAACCTGCCGAGTCCCCATGGCAATAAGAATCCGAGCTGCTATCGCCGGCTGAAATTGTTTTCGCCGGACATCGAGAGCGTGCTTGGCCGCCGCTTCGTGTCGCTCGACTTGGACTGCGTCATCGTCGGCGACCTGACGCCCCTGTGGCATCGTGACGAGGACTTCGTCATTTGGGGCGACTACACGAACCCGAAGACGATTTACAACGGCTCGATGATGCTCCACACGGCGGGCGCCAGACGGCAGGTGTGGGATCGGTTCGATCCGCGCACGTCTCCGGCGGAGAGTAAGAACGCCGGCGCATGGGGCTCAGATCAGGGTTTCATTAGCTACTGCCTCGGGCCCCACGAGGCCCGCTGGACGAAGGCCGACGGCGTCTACAGCTACCGGAACGAGATCGTCCCGAACCGGTTCCAGAAGCCAGACAACGCGCGGATCGTGTTTTTCCATGGGCGGGTCGATCCCTGGTCGCCAGAGGCGCAGGGCGTTGATTGGATTCGGGAGGCCTGGTCATGACGTGGCCGTATCGCTTTGCGCCGCACACGCCGCCCGCCTGGGATGAGGGCATCGACGTCATCACGATCATCCTGGATCGGCCGGACGATCCGCCGGTCTCGCAGGCCGTCGTGATCGAGCATCTTCGGTTGTCGCAGGCGACGGGCGCCCTAGCCGATGCGATTCTCCGGATGACGAAGGCGGCCTGGAGCGAAGCCGAGCTCGTGACCCAGCGCGCGCTGACGCGGCAGACCCGGCAGCTGCAGTTGAGCGCCTGGCCCTGTTACGGCGCCGTCGTGTTCCCAGCGCCGCCGTTCGTCGAGGTCGCCAATAGCGGCATCACGTACCGCGATGCGGCCGGCGCGACGCAGATCTGGGGCGGGAGCCCGCCGCCGTACCAGACCGACGGTTCGCTCGCGCGTGTCGCCCGCGGCCGGCTCGCCCCGAATCCGGGCGAGACCTGGCCGGTGCTCGGCTGCGGGTATCTCTCGCCGATCACGATCCCCTACGTCTGCGGCTACGCCGCCGGCGCGGTCCCGGAGGACATCATCGCCGGCATTCTGCTCATGGTCGGCGAACTGTTCAAGCTGCGCACCGAGAGCGTCCAGGGCGTGGCGCACACCGTGGCGTACCGGACGGCGCGGTCGCAGTGGGAAGGCTGGCGCGCCTGATGGCCAGACGCGCCTTTGTCGAGCCCGGCGAACGTGACCGCGACGTGCGGATCGATCAGCGGTCCGGCACGACCGACGCGAAGCAGCGGTCCGGCTATCCGGTCGAAGCGGCCGCGTGGTCGACGCTCGCCGCGCGCGTGCCAATGAAGAAGGTGGACGTCAGCGCGCGCGAGCGCTTCACGGAGAACCAGGTGGCCGCGGCCTACGACACGGTCTGGGAAATGGAGTACCGGGCGGACATGGATCCGGAGCTCGTCGACATCCCAAAGACGCGCCGGCTCTTTTACGAGGGTCGCGTCCACGACGTGGTCGACGCCTCCCAAATCGGCCGGCGCGAGGGTATCGAGCTCGTCACCCTCGCCAGTACGAAGGTGCCGGCATGAAGGTGAACCTCTCCTTCGAGAGCGACATCGCCGATCGGCTCGCCGGGCTGCCGGAGGCCGTGGCGAAGCCGGTGCTGCTGCGCGCCCTGAAGAAGGCGGCCGCACCGATCCAGGCGCGCGCGGCCGCGCTCGCGCCGCGGAGCAATCCGGACGCCGGCGAGCCGGGCCATCTGGGCGATCACATCGGCATTGGCGCGACGTCAAAGGTTGACGGGGAACCGCTGGGCGATTCGGCGGCCGGCGTCGCGATCGGGCCGACGCGGGATTACTTCTGGGCGAGTGTGCAGGAATTCGGGCCGCACGACGGCACGTATTCGGCGCATCCGTTCATGCGGCCGGCGTTCGATGGCGGGCTGAACGCGGCCTTCGACGTCCTGACTGAGGCGATCCGCGATGAGCTCATGAAGGCCGCCGACAAAGGCTTCGGCGCGCACTTCACGTCCTCGAGCGTGAATCGGCCGACGCTGGTGCAGGCGCCCGGCGGGAGTGGCCAGTTGTGATCGAAGCCGCCATTCTCGCGCGTCTCCTGGCCGCCACGGCCGTCGCGGCGATCGTCGCCGGCCGCGGGTATCAGCTCAAGCTGCCACAGTCGCCGGCCTATCCGGCGCTGCGGGTGCAGCTCGTG